GTCTCCTTGGCGTGTAGGTGAACGCTAGGGCGTTCATTTCCCAGTGATAGTTCGTTGTGGGACCAACTACCTTCATACTTACAGACCGTGCTGTCCCAAGTGTGGGCAGATTCTTGACCTCAGACGTCAAATCACGACTGGTTGCGTCCCACGCTGCGTAGTACGCCGACTCCGTGTCGGCGTCATCCCACTTCGCCGTATCCCATAGCGACGTGGAAGTTTTCCCGGTAACCGCAACAGTGAAAGTGTTCGTTTGTGCCGACTTGTCGTAGTCCTTGTAGAGCAGAACGGACAGATCCAAGGTGTTCTCAGCGGACAGGACGGCCCGGGGACGACCCCATCGTTTCTTGACGATGGGGTTCTTCCCGGTAACCCATCGTGTTACGAAGTGGGAGGAGATGTGGACGTCGCTGACGCTGTACCGGTCGGTGCTGCGGTTCTGCCCGTCTTCCAAGTCGATGACGACGCCCGTGTTGGCGACACAGCCTCCCAACACCGTCGAAGACGAGTTCGGGGGCCGATGGGCGTGGATGGGTCCGGCGTCGACATCGGTTGTCACCCATGCGCCTTCCTCGCCCAGAGTCGGGTCGTACACGAGGGTACGCCTTGTAGTTACACCGCTCGCAGTCCAGTCCACGGAAACGTACAGCAGGTTGTTTCCCCATGCCAACTGGGGCGGATTGGTGAAAGTCAACGTCCCGTTCTCCACCGCTGGGAAGATCTTGGAGAAGAGCCACAGCATGTTGGTGCCGTTGTACAGGTACACGCCTTGGTCGGCGTACCAGAAGAACACCCCGTAAGGGGTGGCAACGGGAGAAGACAGCGGGGTGGAGCCGATGGTGCTGCTGACCGTCACCACCTGAAACGAATCAGAGTCGAAGCCGAAGATGGCGTACGTGCTGTTCGTCTTGAACACCAGCAGGCGGTCACCCATCGGGCACAACCCGGTGATGTAGTCGCCATGTTCGCCCTTGTCGATGTCCACATAGTCCGCAGCAGTCCATGTTTCCGGGTCGTTGGCGTTAGACCAACGCACCCGGTACTTGTACCCGGTGGCGGACTCGTAGGTGTTGGCAACCCACGCAAAGTTGTTCCAGAAGGTCACATACTGGGCTTGGGGCATGTTGCCGCCCGAACCGAAGGTGGTTCCCAGATCGGCGGCTGTACTCCCGTTCCACCGGAATGAGGGCTTGTCGTATGACACCCCGTAGGCGATGTTGTTCATCGTCATCCCGTACACGCGGGAACCGTCCGTGCGGGCCGTGATGCCAGTCAAGTCTGTGAAGTTGGTTGTGGCCGAATAGGCGACCTTGGTGCCGTAGTTGACCATGACCTGATCGGTGCCACCATCAGTGAAGAACGACCAGATGCCCTTCACGTCGGCGCTCAACGCCGTCGTGTTGCGGCGATCCACCCCGTCACGCTGACGTATACCCCCCCGGGGATCCACGAGCACGTTTAGCATGTCCGGCGACTCGTCATCGGCAAGGTTGAACTGGTCGGATCTCAGATTCAAGCCGCCCGTGAACGACTCCAGCGTCTCCAACTTGAACTGGGCACGACGGGTCGTTTTCGGCGGGGCTAGGACAGGCATGCCCTACTCCCACGAATAGCGCAGCCGCCCCGGAAGGTACGACTGCGACTGCCAGCGGGATGCACTACGGGAACCGACAATGATTGGCTGCGGGGACGGAGTGTCCTCGTAGCGTGCCCGCAAGTTGTCCAACTCCTGATTGAACACGGCGAAGTATTGTGCCGCCATCACCGGATCTTCCTGCTGCTCGTAGGCGCGGGCAATCCCGTAGGTGGCAATAATCATGTGGAACGGTGTCGGCAGGTCCGACGGCTCAACGCCGTCGCCGACACCGGCACCGAACGCTGTCGGTTCGGCGTAGCCGCGTAGCGTCACCGCGTGCACGGCGTTGGGTGTCGGATAGAAGCGCACGTTCTCCGCCCAATACGACCACCACCACGGCTCCCCCGTACCAGACACATCCAACGGGTACACCACATCCCCGGTGTCCCGGCCCACATAGGTGATTACGTGGTCGTTGGTGCGAAGCGAAGCAATGTCCCGCAAACCGTTAGTGACCGAAGTGCCCACCGCTGCAAGCGTGTAGTCCTTCTGGGAGGCGACCGTGTTGAACGTCGCCTCAACCTCAAAGAACGGCCAACGCTTCTCAGAGTAGACGATCACGTCGTACCCTTCCCCCAAGAAGCGGTTCATTGTGTCGTCCGAAATGTCGGACGCATCAATGTCAACCACAGAGCGGACGTACGACCGCATGGTCGAAATGTCCACGGCTACTCCCTATGGAAGACGCACAGGTCGCTGCCCGTGACGGGGCGCCCCTTACAGGGTGCCCCGCTACGGGTCAGCGAACTGCACTTGCCGACCTCAGGAACGGGTTCGCTTATAGGGTTGACCTGCTGCACGTTTCGGGAAGGTCCAACGGCTTGGGGCCGTGGAGTCGATTCCCGAAAATGGTCGCCAGCGGGCTGCCC